GGAGCCCCGTGAGGGGCTCCCGGCGCAGTGCAGTTTATCCTTCCACCTATGGTAGTTCTCCCCTTTCCGGGGGGGAATTATTGTTGGTGGATGATTTGGGGGTTAACCCCCCAAGGACCGAAAGGAGCTCGCAGTCCGTGTCTTCCAAAAAGAGGCGTAGTATCCCCTATGGGGGTCCTACTAAAGCCCTAGGTCGCCTTGAAGTTAGGAGGAAGGCTGACGGCTCTGCCGTCACCCCAATTCCTAATCCTTGGCGTACCTGGAGCGATCCTCTCTTTTGGGAGAGACTTCAGGGGACTCAGGAAACCGAGTCCGAGAACCACAAAACCTTCTTTGACGAAAGTCATGAAGGCGATGTGGGGGGTAATTTCACCATGTCCAAACAATGGGCCGATTCGCCTAAACAGCGGAACGTCACCATTCAATGGCCGTGGGAAGACGGAGACTTCTATTATGGAAGCTCCGGTAGGGAAAGCCGGTACACTTACAGTGGACCTTTGCTTATCCCGTGGAACCATAGCTGGACGTTCCCTCCGTATGCTAGTTCGAGTGATATCGAACTAAATTACTGGGGAACTAAAGCTATAGCTCTCACTGCCCCAACGAATCCAGTGGCGAATGCGTCTGTCGCCCTACTCGAGACCCTGAAGGATGGCCTACCTCACAAGATAGGCTCTTCTTTGTGGGAAAAGAGAACATTACACGCAAAAGATGCGGGTGATGAATATCTTAACCTCGAGTTCGGATGGAAACCCTTAGTCAATGATCTCACTGATTTTGCTAGTGGGATCATGCGTTTCGATAAGTTGTATTCACAACTTATGCGAGACAATGGCAAGGGCGTCCGTCGGAGGATGTCGTTTTCTCCTGAAGTAAGCAATGCTGATACCACTATGATAGAACAGACGTTTACTGGAGGGCCGGGTTTTGTGGCTCTCCAATTCTGTTATAATAATGGTCAGCTTGTTCCTGGACATTACGGGCGAGTGATCCGTAGTCGCGAGACTACAGTCCGTCGCTGGTTTAGTGGTTCGTTCACTTACCATCTTCCGAGTAACTTTGTTACTCCGAAATATGGGGGTGTTCTAACCAAGGCGAGATCTGTTTTAGGTCTCGACCTTACGCCAGAGACGGTTTGGTCAATCGCTCCGTGGAGCTGGGCCACTGATTGGTTTTCAAGCGCCGGCGATATTATACATAACGCCGACGCAATGAGCCAATATGGTCTTGTGTTGAAGTATGGATATATCATGGAACATTCAATTGTCCGTGATACCTATACTTTTATCGGGGACATCGGACTTAGGTCCGGTATCACCTATTACGGTGGACCTCCGTCTATTGTGTTAACTTCCGAAAGGAAGTTAAGACGGAGAGCCACACCCTTTGGGTTCGGCGTCAATCTGAGTAGTCTAAACAACACTCAGAAAGCCATTATTGCTGCGCTCGGCTTAAGCCGTTCGTAGTAATAGATAGCAGTACTGTGCCAAACGTCAATGGGGTCCAAGACCTGGACCCTAGGAGTGATGCCTATGGCTTTTTCCGATCCACAATCCGTTACTATTAGTGGGACGACCATTTCCCTTCCGAGAACTTTTTCGGAGGGCAATGAGTCGGCCTATACCTCTAGCGACGGATTGGTGAAGCTTTCCGTAAACCATGCCCTGGTTAAACAGGGTAGGGCGCGCAGATTGCTTCGGATCGACCACTCGAAGTTGACTACTGATCCGTTTAAGTCCTCGGAAAACGTGAAGGTTAACATGGCATGTTATGTCGTGTTTGACCTTCCGCCCGCGGGCTATACGATCACAGAGTCACTAGCAGTTTACACCGGTTTCAAAACCGCGTTCTCTGCTACTTCGGATGCGCTTATCACCAAGCTTCTTGGTGGTGAGTCGTAGCGAGCATCAGCAGGGAGAACTACTACCTAAGGAAGAGAAGCCTAGTCGAAAGACTAAGTTATCTTTTCTGAAGGATATAGTAGAAATCTCTGCTGGTGGCCATGGCGGTTCTGAAGAATCTAACGAATTGGACATACACTTGAGGGTAAGTTATAAAACCCTCGTATTTCTGTGTGTGACCTTCGCTGTTTCCCAAAGAGCCGTCGATGCTATCTTCTAATGAGTCCCGGAAGGGAATCTCACTGGGAGCATGCATAGGCTTCTATTCGAAAGAATAGTCACTCGGTGGTATCTATGAACTACGTCCCTTTCCCCACTTAGAGGCTCCTTGGAGTTGATATGTCTGATCATCTCGAGTTGGACGAGCTAGACGCATGTAGAATGTGCGTTTTTGCTTATCTTCCTTGGAATGAACCGGTGGAATATATCAGTGACTGGCTTCGTTGCCAGTTTCCTGAAATTCCGCCTCAGGCATTATCTTCTCTGCAGGAGCTTCACGTAAGCGATAAAATCGTTACGGAATGGAGAAAGGATTTCGTAGAGATGGTAGATTTTCTCTATCATTTCTCATAGACGTAAAGGACATAGGCTATGGATCTAGTTACCCCCTATTAAAGGAGGGCTAGTGAAAAGCCTGATGTCACTCTGGTCCCGATTAGCGGAGGAATCCGCTGATCAATGCTGCACTAGCGCCACTCGCGATATTAATACCGTCGCGAGTCGATTTGAACACGAGGGGTTATCGTTTTTAACGATAACCTTGCCTTCCCTCGGAAAGGCCATCCAAAAATGGCTTGACCAAGGTGAGGTAGGTATCCACTCCTCTTTCGTAGTAGAAAGAGGAGGAAGTCTCCCCCGATTTCTCGGAGGTTTCTTCACCCGTGTGTTCGATCGGAATAGTGGCAAGTTACTCGACGATCCCTGCATCGATTCAATTAAAGCCTTACGCCAACTAACGTTGGGGTTTGGCAAGATGCAGTTACCTTGCTCCCAAGCAAGGAATTCCGCAGCAGTGCGGAATTATGTCGAGTGTGAGCTGGATGTCCGTGAATTCGACCGTAATCTTTCTGAAGTAACTCTCAGAGAGTTTACAGATATGTCGAATTTGCTGTTTGGTAGACTGTTTACCAAGATAGATAGAGATATCTATTACGGTAGAACAGTTCCTAAGCATGGTCCAGGGTCAACTGCTGATCGTCTTTCTGGAAATCAGAAATATGA